GCGTCGGCATGGTTCTAGCGAACAGATGTCACCGACAGAATATGAAAACCAGTATTATCAACGGCTCGGAAGTGTCTAGATTATCCGTGGCGATTCAGTTTCCTGAGTTTGCAGCTCTTTACCCTGAGCAATATTTGCAGCCTCGGCCAGTATCCGCCAGTACAGTTCAGGGTGCTGCTTAAGCATGACAATCCCAATTTCTGGTGTGTAGTCGATAGCGACTTCAACGCCATCCACCAGCTGGCCCACACCTTCCCAACCTTTCAGCAGAAACCGGGCGACGTTATCGATCAACAAGTCATCAACAGAGTCGATTTCGCCCACGCTGGCGAGGTTAAAATCCGTTGTCCCTACCTGGTAGCCTGCATCCATCTTATCGATATGGCGGCGTACTAATGCGTTACGAGAGCGATATTCTGGACTCTCACTGCTGGCCACCAGCAGGCGAAGTTTGAACAGCGATTCTTCTTCTGGGGTAAATTTCTTCTTGCTGCCTTCTGGCTTCTTGAAAGGGAAAAACCAGCGTTCGCCGTTCAGGTCAATTTGGGTGGAAATAATCAGCATAAAGGCTCCATAAAAAGCCCGAACCGCGATGTGCTGCGGGACGGGTCAGGGAAATTAAGGGGCAGTGACGGTAATTGCAGAGGTTGCGGTAAAGGTCCGCACTTTGCCGGTAATGGTCGCGGTACCAGCAGCATTGCGCGTGACCTGCGCCGTTTTCTGGCCGGTTGAAGCCACGCTGGCAATCGCCGGATCCGAAGACGTCCATTCAACCGTGTCGCTGGAGTCTGCTGGGGTTAATGTGGCGGTCAGGTTAACAGTTGAGCCAATCGCACCAGATGATGTGAGTGGCGCTACGCTGATGGCCGTAGCAGCTACTTTCGGCGCTCGCGTAATCGTAGGCGGCGTATTGGCTGCCGTGATATCGAGTTGAACCTGGACAATGTCAGTGCTGCCAGCATCTGGCCAGTCGCCGGAAATCTGCACTTCCGGGAAGTCGAAGGTATAAGCGCCTTCAGCATTCTCCAGCGTGAAGCTAAACGGCACCGTTTCACCAGTGAACGTTTTCTTATAAAGCTCCCACGCAGCTTTTGACCACGACAGAGTCACCTGGCCGGATGGTGTGAAGGTGGTAGGAATGTTTGCGCCGGCGAACGCAGAACCGGTACCGATACAACGCTGGGTCTGCATATTGTTGTCAAACTGGATGTTGAAGGTATCGACGCAGAACCCATTGCCACCCGCAACGCCATTCAGGCTAAGGGCTGTAACCTCCTTGAATGAATAACGGAGCGCGCCAGCATTATCAGTCGGGGCAGTGAAGAAGCTGGTATCGTCGCCTTTCGTTTCCCAGTCCAGACCAGCAAACGTGACCGTAGCCGTGATATCGCCATCATTCGGGATTTCGATCTGCAGGGTTGCGACCTGACAGCCGCGGGCAATCTGCGCAATGCCCACATCTTCAGCGTAGGACGCTACTGAGAACGTAATGCGACTGTTACCCATTGTGAGCACATTGTTCAGCCATTCAGCACCAAAGCAGCTCGCCAGAAAAGCATCGTGCTGGTTCCAGCGGAATTTGGTGCCAACATCGCCGCCAACATCAATAGTTCCGCGTGACACGCCTTGCGCCATTCGGTCGCCGCCGATTTCGTCGTTGTCGTTGGTGTTCTGGGTTGGAGCAAGGCCGAATGAGGCACGCCGAAGCAGATCCCAAACGCCAACGGTAGGTGTAACACCCGGGGTGGTTTCGCGAATAAACGCAGTTACTACTTTTGCGCCTGAACTCACAGGAGCCTCCTGTTATTGTGCGCTACAGAGCGCGATAGGGAATTTGAAGATTTAGCTGGGACCAGCCGTCGGCCTCGCCCGCCGGGACCGCTGATACAGCGAAGTAACTCAGTCGTCCGTCGTCCTGAAACTCGAAAAGATCAGTTAATTTGTCCGCCGTCTGGGTGGTCAGAAGCGTTCCCGCCCCTACAGGAACGAACAGTTGGATAATGAGTACGCCAGTCCTTTGGACGACTGGCCCCGCCCCTATTTCGTTAGCACCTGCCTGCCCTGAGATGTTGGTAAACCGGGCCCAAATATTACGTCCGCTGGGATCGAATACCGGGCCGTTGGGGTAGTCCACCGCATCGGAGGCAATAGCTGTTTGCGCCGTCATTCGGGAAATGACAGCGTTTCTGATTTCTGTAAGGGTCATTTGTAGGCCTGAATCACACCATTAAACGAGACGGCATAGACGCCTGTCGGTGCCTGCGTTGAGTGACCATTCTCCAGCGACACGGAATATGGGAGGTTTGACTGGATATACAGCACCGAATAGGCCGGCGCCTGGTCAATGATGTTTTTGCCGTTAAGGAACGTCATCGTGCCCCGCGGATCCGGCTCAGTTGGCACTGAGTAATCCGGAGAACCAAGGCTGACGAAATGCGAAGCCCTGAACGTGCCTGCGCGGTATTCCGCCGGACGCCGGATATCCATGCTGTCGTTAACGCGGACTTTCTTCCTGAGCCGCCCGGTTTTCGTCAGGTTCGCAGGGTCGGCATAGAGAGACTCGTTCCACTCACCCACTGCTTTGTTGTACTGAACAGCGGTGGCATTGATAGCCCAAAGCTCAGGGTTACCGACGGGAGACCGTTGCACGATTTCGTTCAGCAACTGAATAGCGATCGTTCTCTGGCGAAGTTTGACATCTTCGGCCACCAGCCCCGCGAATGCTGCCGGGTCAATATTCCAGCCTTTAGCCATATCACGCCCTCCGCAGTTGAATGGAGTACGCAGCTCCGGCAGAATCTGCGGCAGCCGTTATAACCTCGTAGCGCTGGAGCGCCCCAGTAATCGGATCCGGCGCAGTGATAAAGTGCCCGACTGCTGGATTATCAGTCACCTCGTTAACCAGGGCGGTTAATTTCAGGTCACCATGCAGGATGTTAACGCCATCGATACGGCGGAGTTTGTACCGCGCCAGGACACCGCGCCCTGAATAGGTCACCACCGTCTCGCTGCCGGTTTCCGTTACCGGATCCCAGGCACTTCGAACGGTGTAACTGCCAGCGAAGTCTTTTACGGCATCCTGCAGGTCGGTATCGAACGCCGCGGCAACTTCGGTTTGCAACTCGTCACGAATACCCATTGTTTTCACCGCCGTCCTGACGAAAAGTAACGATCACAGTGCCGCGAAGGTTGCGGGTATAGATTTCACCATTTCGTTTAGCCCGGAGTGGATGAGGTGCAAACTCAACAACGCCCTTTGCCGGATTTGCGTAAACGACATGATTGATCGGGTTTCCATTCACAAACACATCGCGAGGGCCGAGCCCGTCACCGGCATAATGCACATCTGGATTTTGCATATCACCCCCTCACCAGGCGCACCTGAGACTGATTAACGCCATATGGTTTGAGCATGGCCAGTGCAAGTTGCAAGTCGGTATCAAGCAGCGCCGTACTGTTGGTGGATATCTCTGCGAACGTCTTCGAAACACTGACGTCATCGGCATCCACCGTCTTGCTAAGCAATACACCTGAATCGGTTTTCTGCTGATACAACCCGCCATTTGAGGCCGCTAACGCTGCATAGGCGCCAGCCTGCTTCACATCATCAGGAATGATGGTTTCGTGAGTTGCCTTATCGCGTGGCATTTTCAGGCTGAGGCCGTTCATCCAGGTGTTAGCCATCAGCACAGATTTGGCTTTTTTGCTTTCATCCGTCCAGGAGGAACCCAGAACCGAATCGACGTCTTCAACGGTGATGAACGTAATCATGCATCACTCCATCTCTTTCCAGCCGTGCGCCTTCCAGTGTTCCACTTCGTCAGGATGAACGTCGGCGGTGGTCGGCGCGCCGGGGAATGCCGGGAATTCGGTAACCATCGCTACCAGCTGCGGTGCCTGCGGTGCCTGCGGTGCCTGCGGTGCCTGCGGTGCCTGCGGTGCCTGCGGTGCCTGCGGTGCCTGCGGTGCCTGCGGTGCCTGCGGTGCCTGCGGTGCAGGAGTATTGGTATCACCCTGCTCGGCCGCAAGTTTCTCAGCAGCTCGTTGAGCTCTCTGTTCTTTGGTCAGTCCGGCCATAGCCCCTCCAAGTGATAAAGGGGCCGAAGCCCCTCGTTGTTAGTTATCAGCCAGCAATGATGACGCTGTGACGCGGAACTGGGGCAGCAACACCCCATGCCAGACCAACTTCGTAGCGGATCTGACGGTACTGACGGTACAGCGCCACCTGGAAGGTAATGCCTGACACCGGATCGGTAACGTTCATCACATCGTCAGCGGTATCACCACCCTGTGGCATTGCCGGGGTACGGGAAGCCAACAGCAGCGCGTTACGGTCAAATGCCATATTCGCCACATACCCTGCACCTCGGGTAATAGCGGTATTATCCGCTAGCGCTTTGCGCAGTCCAGGCTGGGCCAGCGTGATAGTGCTGGCGGCGGCGGCTGCAACCACGTATTTATTGTCGTCACCCGCGAAGCTCACTACGTCGCCAGCAACAAACGTACCGGTGCCGGTATCAATGGCGATGATGCGATCACCTTCGTCTTTAGCTCCATTGACCAGGTAGTCAGCAGCAGCCGAGGCTGTGTGAGTTTTTACGCCTGCGGAGTTATGGATATTGAAGCCTTCCAGGCGGCCCAGAGTACCTTCGCGCAACAGTTGCTCCGTCCCGGCTTCGTTCACTTTGAACAGGACAGACTGTTTACCGCGGAGGTTTGCGATGGCAGCCGAGCCGAGAACCATCTGAAGGTCGGTAGTCGGTGAGCCATTATCCTCCAGCACTTTACGCGCCAGAGCGGCATCGCTGAGGTCCTCCTTGATACCAAACGGTGTCGTTCCCGGCGTACCAATCTGACGGGATGCGTTGAAGTACAACGCTCCCAGGTCCGCATCGACTTCGTTCGCCAGAGCGCGGAAAGCCTGTTTGAACTGATCAGCAAGGATGGTGTTGTAAGTACCGGCCGGGCCGAGGGCCAGCTGCTCTTCACCATTCCATTTGACCGGAGCCATTTTTGATTTGGTGATTTTGACATCTACGGTACCGATATTCTGGTCGCCAGTATTCGGCGCAGAAGGGCCCGGCACAATGTCTTCAGTAACCGCAACCGGGGCAACCGGAGCGGTAACCGTCTGGTCTTTTGCCGCAGCGTCTGCTTTGGTGTTGCGGGCGACAGCGGGAATAAAACCCACCTGCTCGCGGGAAACAACGTCCAGAGCGGTATAGATAGTCGGGATCAACCCGGTCAAAGTGTTCGACATGGTTCATTTTTCCTTAGAGATAGATTTGGGTTGGTTGAGCTATCCAGCTCTGGCGCCAGCCACCATCCGGAGGCTGGTATGATGATCAATCGACGATGGTGATACCGTCTTTGAGTGCAGTTTGTTTACCAGCCATATCCAGCGAATCGAAAGCGTCACGCTTCATGGTTTTCTGTCCGGCCTGATGCTGAGACTGCCGTGAACCGCCGCCCTGATTGCCACTGGCTTTCAGGATGTGGTCTTTCTGCGGATACTGCTCCACCAGGAATTCAATAGCTTCGTCGAATGAAGCCAGTTCGCCAGGCTTAGCGCGTGAGTAAATCTTGTTGCCGGTTCCGTCATAGGCAACGACCTTTCCGTCCTCGACTTTGAAGGACTGACCGAAGCGCGCCTGAAGCATGTCAGAAGGAATGGCGATTTTATCGGTGATAAATTTCGAACCTGAAAAATTACCGCCGATCATGGATTCATAAAGCTGACCTTCCAGCGTTTTACTTTTGTTGTTGGCCTCATCCAGTTGCGCCTGGAATGATTTGGTGATTTCGGCTTTCACCTGATCAACAGCACCAGCATCGATCAGTTTTTTCTGGTCGATTTTGGTCATCATTTCGAGAGCTTCGAGCGCTTTAGTTGGGTCAGTAATGCCGGAGAACTTAGCCAGGTTGGCTTCAGCAGCTTCTTTGGCTTCGCGATGAGATTTTGCCTCGCCATTCAGTGAAGATATTTTCCCTACTGCTTGCGCCGCGTCGAAGCCGATCTCTTTGCCGTCGTCATGGACATAAACAGGCAGTCCGTTCGCATCAACCTCTGCATAGCTCTTGCCGTTAT